GGAACTATGAATTTTCACCTAATGAAGATGAGTATGATAGTAGAATTGTGGAGCTCGGTATAGAGATTATGAAACGCAGCTGCGGTTCCAGACGGGTTTTGACAAAAATGAAGTCCGTCAAGGAGATTTCTAAAAAAGGAAAGTTTGTACCTGAACACTTTCCCGTGCGGTATCGCCAGTTTCTACAGCAAACTCAGCCGCAAACCCCAACCTATACAGAGAATAAAAAGGAACTCTCTGTTTGGACGCATGGTTTTGATCAAACCGCATTTATTGCATTTAAGGAACTTGATCGAACGGATGATTGCTTCTTTGATTTTTACGTTTTGCCGGACGCACTTGCGGCTTCAAACGCGGAAGACGCCTCCAAAGCGGTTGCTGTCGGGAAATATGATGTGTGGTTTAGTCTGAGCGAATGGGGACCGTGCGCGCTCTATATCACACTGAATCCTGAAACGGTAGATGCAAACACCATCCAGAGAATTATTGAAAGCACTTGCAAAGAACATCAGATTTTATTTCAAAATCCGCCCCAGTCATGAGGGTTGTTTCCCCCGCCTTTTTCAGACGCGCCCCAGCGCAGTGAGGCATAGTTGAAGAAGAGGAGCAGTGGTATAAAGCTTACTATTACCGATGGAAGTTGGCTGGCGCCGCCCTGGAGGCAAATGTGCCGCGACAAACTGCATTTCAAGCTTATTCTTTGTTTAATTGCGGCGCAGAATTTGGACTATAGAAACTGCCTTGACCCACACCGTGACCCACACGGGGAAACGAGCGGGTGAAGACAACGGAATAAAGAGGACAAAAAACCTCGTCCTTTTGGAGTAAAAACGGCTAAAAAGCGTTACATCGCAATGAACTGAAGCGTTCCAATCACTTGGTAAGGATGAGGTCCCCGGTCCGAATCCGGGTAGCAGCTCCAAAGCAATCCTTAGAGCCGCAATGGTTCTAAGGATTTTCTATTTTCGCTAGACTGTTGACTGCACCGAAAAACCAACACAAAAACCAACACCAGGCGAAAAAATTAACCGGACAGGATAATTCCTGCCCGGTGTTTTTATATCTTTTCGATTGCATCACGGAATATTTGACTGGCCCTTTTCATGCTATCCTGATCAGCATGGGTGTACATCCGCAGCGTGACAGCCTTATCACTATGGCCTAACTTCTCGGACACGCTGGCAATGTCAGCACCGTTTGTTATTGCTACGCTGGCAAAGCTGTGGCGGAGTTTGTGGGGGTGGAGGCCGGGAATACCATACCTCGCTGAAAACTTCTTTAGGTAGCGTGTAGAGCTTTGTGGGTGCATTGGCTCCGGGGTTCCGTCCTGAGTGAAAACATAGGCGCTAATTGCCCGGTCAGCCTGCTCACTCCGCAGTGACCGCAGGAGAGCCATTACAGAGGGGTCAACATCAACAACGCGGGGCTTACCATTCTTCGGGGTGTCAAGGTAAATCCCTTTCTGCGGCGTATAGCAGAGGTTTCCGGTGACGGTGATGGTGTTGGTCTGAAAATCAACGTCTTTCCATTTAAGACCGCAGCACTCGCCGCGCCTAATACCTGTATCCATCAGCAGCCGGACCAGCGCTTGCCACTTTAACGGCTCCTGCTCCAGGCATTGCAGAATATGCCGCAACTCTTCAATGCTGCACGACTCAACGGCGGTCTGCGTTTCGTCTTTACGGGGCTTTGGACGCTCTACCTTGTCCATCGGATTCTTGAGTATAGCGTCGGCCATATAGGCCATCTTAAAAAGGCTATGAAGGATGGTATAGCATTTGATAACCGTGGCGTGTGCTTTCCCCTCCGCTTGAATGGATAGCAGCAGAGCGGAAATGTTCGCCGGTGTGATGTCCGGCATTTTGAGATCACCAAGAACCGGGTATATGCTCCGGTCAAGGTAGCCCTGGAAGTTAGAACGGGTGTTCTCGCTAATTGTGACGGCCTTGGCGGGCATGAACACGGTCTCCCCGTATTGGCTGGCGGAGGGTCAGCACTTTGGCGGCCTCCTGCGCCTCGCAAACGGCCTTGTCCTTCTGCTCCTGACGGGAAATAACTTCACCGGTATTGCAGCGGCGCTCAAAGTCAGCGGCAACGGCGGTAAGTTCCCGATCTATGGCTTTTCGGCTCCAACCTTCCGGAGGATACCAGCGGGAGGTCAGGGCGGACTTATCACGGCCACGGCGGACTATAATCTCATAGAATATGCGACCGTCCTTAGTCTCTTCTTTACGGGTTGATGGCATCTAATCACCTCCATGCCCTGGGCTTCGGCCTGGGGCTTATTTAATAACTCTTCCACTTTTTTGCGCTTCAGCAACTATTTGATTATAAGTTTCAGTTTGCCCGTTCTTCATTCTCATATAAGCAGAGAAAGATTTCGGACAAATATCTGGCCTATATTCCCATAGCCAGTCATAGTCGGAAAGATATGATTCCCGACTATGCTCTTGATCACGTTCTGCATTGTAATCCCGATACAGCTCATCCAACTGCGATTCCGAATGTCCGGCTATTCTCATATCCTTTATAAATTCGCCTTTTGTTAATTCAAATATGCCTCCATTTGGAAACAAGTGCTTTACTTCTAATTCTATGGCTCGTGCTTCGTCAAATCTTCTGAGTTTTCTAAGATATCGGGGCAATCGCATATATGTTTCGTATTGATATGCAATAGGTGACATCGGCATGAGGGCGTTAGCTTTACGGTAACAGGCAAGTGCAAGATCGACCTCGCCGGATTTCTCGTACCCACCTGCTTTTCTCATAAGGTAATACTCAATCCTGCCCGTAACATTGGGCAGCCCACCGCTTGAACGTTCTTTAACTCTCGGCACGGGAATTGAGTTTATGCCGTGGACTGTGTTCAAATCGTATTTAGCCTCTAAATCCTCAACTTCTTGTCTGCGCATTTCTTGATACTCTTCATTTGACATTGGTTTTGGAGCTTCAAAAGTTATCCCACTGTAGGTCATTTTTACCATTTTTGGATTCTTTTTGAAGAGGCTAAAAATGCTCATTGCATCCTCCCGTCAAAACTCGCAATTTGTCAATTTAACTCATTGAAAAGCGAAGAAAAGCCCTGTTACTTCTGGTACTTTGGGTTTCCGGCGATAATAGACACACTTTTTACAGCCTCTTCTTGACCTTCGCCATTAAGTGTATTGAACTTTGAGAGAAGATCATCTCGCAATGCACAATATTCTATATTTTCAGAATCAACCAAACCAGGCATGACCACTTTGCCGTCTATAATATATCGAGAAAATTGCTTTTGGTCGTCTGGGTCGTTTGGGTCGATATATAGAAATTTATCAAAAGGAACGTCGCAAGCGTTAGCAATGGCCTTAATTACTTCCAGCGGTGGCGTTGCAATCCCTAGTTCGTATTTTTGTATAGTAGAAAAACTTTTACCAACTATTTCAGCAAGTTGTTTTTGGGTCAATCCCGCACTCAACCTTGATTTTTTTATATCAGCAGCTATATGCATTATATCATCCTCATTGAGTGAAGTATACCATGACACTCAATCTAATGCAATGTTTTTTGAAGAAAATCATTGATAAAGCTGAACCAAGTGGAGCGTTATACTGTTAGAAACTCAATAATATTGAGCATTTGGAGGTGAAATAATGAATATCAGCTCTAATCGGATCGAAATATTGCTAGCTGAGCGGAAAATGAGCATGACCAAACTTGCAGATGCAGCAGGAGTGTCCCGGCAAACTCTTAGCACCGTCGTACGTCGCGGTACCTGCGCCCCGATCACGGCGGGCAGGGTGGCTATAACTCAGGTCATAATGACAATCGCAAGCCTGTTCTCCGCATTGTCCGGGACGACCGTTGAGCAATCCGAAAAATCAGCAGAAGCATTAAACGGTGAAACATCTGCAATCAAAGGGACTGGAGCGGCGGCGAAAAAAGCCGCAAAATCTTTAGCGGCCTTTGATGAAATTAATCAACTGTCAAGTGCCAGCACTGCAACGTCTGGCGGCGGTTCGTCTTCAAGTGGGGCGATTGCACCAAGCTTTAGCGGCCTTGATGATGCCAGCTCTAAAATAAAAACAATCGCAGATTTGGTTTTGACAGTTGGAGCAGGACTGCTGCTTTGGAAAATTTCAAGCGCATTTACGAAAAATTTGCTTGGTACAACAATACTTTTTGTCGGATTAGCCATGGCAATTGGTGGGTGCATTGAATACATCAAAGCTTTTGCGGACGCATGGAATAACGGCGTGGATTGGGGAAATCTTGCAAAAAACATTTTAAGTACAGCAGGGCTTTTGGCAGGGCTTGGAATTTTAGGTGGGAAGACTGCGGTTGCATTTGGGCTCGTCGTTATCGGCTGCTCTGATTTGGTGCTTGGATTCCACGATGTAATTGAGAACGGAGCCAACCTGCAGAACACTTTTTTGGTTATTAAGGGGCTTCTGGAAGGTGGTATCGGCCTTTCTATTCTTACAAAATCGTGGATTCCTCTTGCAATTGCAGGAATTGCAAGTCTTATTTATTTTGCTGCTTACGCCACCGGTCACGCGCAAGAACTAATGCAAGGAGTCAACGACTTTCTGACCGGCGTATTTACAGCCAATTGGTCGCTTGCATGGGATGGAATAAAAGAAATTGCTTTGGCTGTCTGGGATTCGATTAGAGACGCTGGGAAATTGTTGTGGACAAACATTACAGCAAAAATGGCAACTGCGGCAAAGTGGATGCAGGACAACGTATGGACGCCGCTTGACAAAAAAGTAAATGAGTTTGTCGAAAACGTTCACCTTACATGGATTGGATTTATAAACGGCCTTATTTCTGCTGTTGAATCGTTTGTAAACTCCTTCATCGGCGGTATCAATGACATCATTGGAGCTACGAAGATCGACATTCGCAGGAAGGAGGAGGCATGAACGATTTAACCACGGAGGATTCATATGCAGCTTAAAACTGACCCGGAATTTCGGGACAAAATACCACCTCTGACGGCGCAGGAGTTCCAGCAGTTGGAGGACAACATCGTTAAAGACGGCAAGGTCGTGACCCTATCGTGGTGTGGGGCGAAACCATTATTGACGGCCATAACCGCTGGGCCATCATCCAGAAGCACCCGGAGATACCATATACCACTGCATCAATGGACTTCCCCGACAAATGGGCCGCTATCGTCTGGATGTGTCAGAATCAGCTAGGCCGCAGGAGTATCACCGATGAGCAGAGGGCGGTTCTGATTGCGCAGGAATATGACGCGCAGAAGAAAACCGCTGGTGGAGACAGGGGAACCGAAAGAGACGATTTAGGAAAATTCACCGCAGGTGGTGAAAACCGCCACCTGCCGCAAAAATCCCCAAAGACCCGTTCCGTAGTCGCCAAGGCCCACGGTATCACATATGGAATTGTGTGGTACGGTAAAAAAACAAAGCAAGCCCACCTCCTGGAACTTCCGGGAGGTGGGCTTGCTCTTTTAGGAAAAGATGAAAAGAGAATGAAAAAGTTCTTGCACCTCGCAGGTGGCCTATTCCTTTGAGGATGTTTATATCATAACCAATAAAACTAAAATCGGTCTTAAAAAAATGTGAATAGAGTGTAAACCACGTATTGTGCAACCGAGCCTGTGGCAACATTACCGGAGCACGTGAAGCTAGCCGTATTTCATTTCTTTAGAATCGCTGTGAATATTTCGCAGAGATCTGAAACCTTTCCATCTGACACGTCGTCTGATAAAAGGATTCCACGATATCAGGATGAAGGAGATCTTTTCTATGCAAAAAACATGGTTCACCCGTATGGCAGGGATA